TCATACCGAATCTGTTGTACCAGTCACTAGAGCCGATTTTGAAAATAAACCCAAATTTGATAGTGTGGACAGTTATGTACAACACAGGAGTAGACAATCAACTACTCCATTATCTCTCCAACAAGCCAATAAATATTTATCAGAAAGAACACAAGATGAAAAAAAACAATCGATGCAACGAGCATTTGCTTTAATTAAGAGGGACGAAGAGGTTGAAAAAAGTAATAAAGACTGGTGGAGAAATTTAAAGATTTTGGAAAACTAATTAATTTATTTATGTATATATATTAAATGATTAAATATTTTTTTGGATTTGTTTTAATTACAGCTATAGGGATTTTATACGAAAAATACAAAATGAAATATTACCCCGATAACGAACTAAATAAAATTGGATTGATTCGGGAATTTTTATTAAACGAAAAAAAAGATGATTTAGGTAAACCAATATTATGGATACATACCAAGAGAGATATAAACGCCAGAAATTGGTTAAGTTTCAACTCAAGAAATAGCAATAAGGTAAACCAGCCATACATAATATCATGTGTTGAATCCATTATCAAACATTGTGGTAACAGTTTCAACATTTGTCTTATAGATGATAACTCATTAAAAACATTGCTTCCCTCTTGGAAGATTAATTTAGATGGGTTATCTGATCCAGTGAAACAACATGTTAGACAATTGGGATTAACAAAAATTTTATTTGATTATGGTGGACTATTGCTCCCAAACTCAACAATCGTGATGAAAGATTTAAAACCCTTATACAACGAGGGTTTATCGAAAAAATCATGTTTTGTAGTCGATGGTCCCAATAAAAGTTCAACTGCCGAAATGCTAAGAATGATACCAATGACTAGCATTATAGGTTGTTATAAAGGAAGCCCCTGTATCAAGGACTTACAGCAATTTCTAGAGAGAAATATCTCAAATGATTCAACCGATGAATGGAATTTTTTGGGAGAAACAAATAAATTTATATATCAACAATATCAAAAAGATAAATTAGCACTCGTGAGCGCCAAAATGTTTGGCATGGTTGATAAAAACTGCGAATTAGTTAAAATCGAGCAATTGATGGGAAATACATTTATAGAATTCGATGCGGCACAATTATACGGTATTTATATCCCAGCAGATGAAATATTAAAAAGAGTCAAATATAAGTGGTTTGCGCGTTTATCGCAAAAACAATTAAGAGAATGTGATAATATGATTGCTAAGTATCTATTGTTGGCTCAGGTATAATTATATCGTAGCTGATTTCGTATTTCGAATTACTATATTTAATACTTGAAGTGAACGGGATATGATGAAATCTACAAATTTGTCTAATAATGGTAATCACATTTTTATAATTCATAGTTCTCTCTGTATAAAATTGCTTAGACGAGTAATATTTATCTTTGATGTTATTAACAAACTCGCTAATTTCGTTTTTCATTTGTGCTTTCTTGAATGAAGTTTTTGAAAACACATATTTATTATTACTAAAAGTACTGTTTTCTCGGATAAACTTATGGAATATTTCTATAGAGGGTTGAATTTTGAATATTTGACTGGTCATATACTTATCTCATATATATTATTTGAAGAATTATTCGTTATAATATATTTAAATATAAATTACATATTATAAGAAATGAATATAATTGCTTACAACAATAATGAAACAATGATTGGTATTGGTAAAAATAAAATTGCTAATAATGAATTTATGAAAGATTTGAGTGAATTGATGGAAAATGAAAAGTTTGTGAATTTTTATAAAAAATATATGTGCGATTGGAATACGTTAAAATGTACTTCTATATACATGCGTTTATACAGTGAATTTCAAAACAAGTATCTAGAAATTTCTGGAGAGAAATTGGACAAACACATAATCATATTTTTACTTTCAAAAATAATGACTGATTCAAAATTAAGACCAATTTCAATAAAAACAATTGAGAAATTACAAAAAGACAATACAATAGATTTTTTTTTAGAATTTGAAAAATTCATAACGTCATCATATGCACTAGAATAAATTGAAATAAATAATTATAACAATACAATATTAAAATTATTTATACAATGGATACTTATAATGTTATCGCATATCCTCTGTCTTTTAGTGATAATCCCCAACGCGACAGACTGGAAAACAGCAACCAAGTATTGCTTCCACCAGAAATTCTACAAAATGAAGATATTGAATTTCCCGTTTTCTTTACTCTTGAAAATAAAGATATTTCAGTTAATGTTGGTGTGTTAGAATTTACAGAAATACCTGGCGTGGTTTATATTCCGTGGCATATCTTAACTTTACTGAAATTACAAGAGGGTGATAAGGTTGATATTAAAATGATTAACGAATCGCTACCTTCTGCTACAGAAATAACTTTAATGCCTCACGAACACGAATTTATAACACTCAATGACCCGAAGGTGGTTTTGGAACAATTTATTAGTAAAAACTATCCAATTCTCTCTTTAAATGATATTATCAGGGTAAATTATTTAAATAAAATTTATAATTTATCTGTAACAAAATTAGAACCTGCCAAAAGTGTAAAAATGATAAATTGCGATGTTAATTTATCATTTGAAAGAGCGTTTGATTATGTTTCCCCGGAACCAACTCCAGAACCCTCTCCAGTATCTTCACCAGTTGCTTCACCAGTTGCTTCCAGAAACAAACTATTAAAAAATTTTAAGAGTGCATCGGATGCGTTTGTACCTTTTGGCGGAAAGGGGAATAGATTGGGAGATAGTTAAAGCTGATTACAAATTATACAAATCGAGTGTAAAAAAAGTCAATTCAATAGAATGCTCGTGTTGTGTATTAAAGCGTGCGATATACTCGCATATAATAGCAATAATTTTATATTTTGTTTCTTCTGGTATTAATTTGGTATATTTAATAAATTGGAAGTAGCTATCTAAAATATCCATTACCGAATAACCTTTGTTAAATATTTTATTAATTATATTTTTTGCTTTTATCAAATCTTTTTCTTTAAACCAAAATTTAGTATATTTTTCAAAGTCAAAGAAACTAATATTGGTACATATGTTTTTGGCTATACTCAGGGTTATTTTCTCATCGAGTAATTTAAATTTTTCCATATAGTTTATAAGCAATCGAACTGAATTATTGCAGATATTTAATATAAATTCTTGAGCTTGATTGTTTATAATAATATGTTCTTTTTCTTTTATCAATAAAATTATTTTGGTAAGAGATTCTTTGCTTAACTTTTTGATTTTAATTAATGTAGAACGCGATTGTATGCTTTCTATGACTTTTTGGGTATTACTACATGAAGCCATAAAATTAACATTATTGCTATACTTATCTATACAATTGCGAAATACTTGTTGACTTTGGTCGTTAATTGAGTCAATATCATCAAGTATTATAAATTTTTTTTTACCTTTAATGTCTGATTTGGTTTGACAAAATGTTTTAACCTCGTTTCTATAATATGAAATACCTTGGTCTTTCAAATTATTTATATATAAAACATTATTGTGTGGAATTTTATCTAATTTATAATATTCTCTCATCGTCGCATCCAAAATAGATGTTTTACCAGAACCTGTATTGCCGATAAACAATAAATTCAAAGAATCTGTTCTAATTAACATATTCAATAATTCGATATATTCTTTTTCTATTATGAAATCTTCAAATTTTTGAGGTTGGTATTTTTTTAAAAATGGTTGGTCCATAATTTCATTCTAAATAAGTATTTAAGTATCTATTTGTTTATTATACAAATGAGTAAAGATTATTATAAAATATTAGGCGTGAGTAATGATTCGGACGGCGATGTTATAAAGAAGGCGTTTAGAAAATTATCCATGAAACATCACCCCGATAGAGGTGGTGACGAGGATGTTTTCAAGGAGGTCAATGAAGCATATCAAATATTGGGCGATGTTGAAAAAAGAAGAGTTTATAACATGCAAAGAAATAGTCCCTTTGCTGGTCTACGTGGTATGGGGGGAATGCCCGGAATGCCCGGGATGCAGGGGATGCAGGGGATGCAGGGGATGGACGCCATGGGCATGCAAGATGATATATTAAGAATGTTTTTTGGAGGTGAAGGGGGTGGAATGCCTTTTAATATGGGCGGTGCTAGAATGCATGTGTTCCACAATGGTAGACCTGTAAATTTTAATCAGATGTCGAAACCAACCCCAATAGTTAAAACGATTAATATAACTTTGAAACAAGCCTTTTCGGGAATGGATTATCCATTGGAACTAGAGCGTTGGGTTCAAGAAGCAGGGGTTAAAAAAGTGGAGAAGGAGAGAATATATGTGAATATAAAGGCAGGTATTGATAATAATGAAATAATAATAATAAGAAATAGAGGAAACGCAATTAATGAAAATTTGAAAGGGGATATTAAGATTTTTGTTAAAATCAAAAATGAAAGTGCGTTTCAAAGAAACGGATTAGATTTAATATATAGACAAAATATCACATTAAAAGAAGCATTGACCGGCTTTACGTTTGAATTGAAACATTTATCAGGCAAAACATACGTGATAAATAATTCAGATGGAAAAATAATCCAACCTGGGTATCAAAAAATCATCCCACATATGGGAATGTCTCGGGAAAAACAACACCCTGCGCCACCGCAGAAAGGGAAATTAGTAATATTATTTAATATTGCGTTCCCTCAAACCATAAATGATGAAAACAGAGAAAAGTTGAGAGAAATTTTATAATAATTTAAATATAATATATGAAAATAAAAATATGAATCCACCAATAGCAACAAAACTTCCAATTACGAGACAACAACAAGATGGCGAACAACATATATTTAATTCAGTATCGTCAGCATGGTATTTTTTTTTATCAGTGAATGTTTGTATTCCCATAAGCTCTTTTAAATAATTATTGCTAGTTGATTTGAAACAATTTGAAGATTGTCTCATATTATTATTTTCCATTTCTGTTTTAATTTTTGTTAATAATTCAAACTGCTCTTTGAAAATATCCTCTTTTAGATCATATTTTTGCCGCATTTTAGTCAGGTGAGTGTAATACTTTGAAGCGCATTTTTTATCCAGAGAACCAAAGGGATCTATTATCAAATGTGTTAATGTGTTTTTTTTATCTGGACGCTCCAAACTTTTATAACAACATCCACTGCACCATCTATTTCTTAAAATATCCGCATACACCATTTCATCAGAGAAAAGTTGGTCTATTATACTGAATGCCGAACGCAACAGTAATATTTTTTCGTAACCATAACTTTTTTCAAAATATTCCTGATCTATATGTTGTTTTAATTTAACAATTTCTGGGTCATTATAAGCTTTAGATTTATCCAACAAATTATTATGTTGTAATTTAAGATATTTGATTTGATTAATTCTATCTCTTATAAATGTAACATAGTGTTTTCTTAGTCCTTCTATTTTTTTAATTACCGAAAAGATATTAATATTATATGCGATTTTATATCTATAACGGATAGTGCGAGGAACAATGAATTGGTTTGTTTCTTTTATCTCCTTAATTTTCGCTTCTATCTCTTCTAGTTTTTTTTGAATTTTAGAACCAACTTCTATTAACTGTAATTCTTCTCTCCTAACTTTTTTTTTAACGGGGTCTTTGATATCTTTTACTTGTTCTTCCTTATCAAAACCAGTCATATCTGTAAACAATAACAAAGACCCCGAGAAAAATTCGCAAATGGACTGTAATTTATCGTACTGATGTGCTGATGTTTTATGCGCCTCACTTTGAGCGTCCAATTTTAAATAACTTACAATCGCCAGGAGAAATGATATACCGGCGTTAATTGATGCTATGGAAATAGCTCCAAAATTAGTCCCTTCAAAAGCAGGCGAAAGCACTGAGGCTGTCGCCGAGAAAAATATAGCTGGAAACATAAGAAAATTCAGCTGTGTTGAACAAAACGCTTCTGATTCCATATAAATGATTTTTTGTCCCTTCACGTAACTAGCCAGTATATCCATAGCAGATGAAAAATATTCATTGTTATTATGATAGATGGTGGTTAATTCACGTTCAACGTCTTTAAAAGATGTTTTTTTAGCATCAAATCTAAAATACCCTTTGTGATCTATGGCGGCATTTTTTTCATTCTGATATTTTTTATTGATGATTTTCAAAGCATCAATGACTTCGTCATTGGATATAGCGGGATGCTTATGGTTGTCATGCTTCTTTAAAGAATTAATGGATTTTCTCCTTTTGATAGTTTTTACATCAATAACATGATTTATATTTTCACGACAATCTATATGATTTTTTTTAACAACAGTGTCTACTTTATTTATAAGATTTTTCAATACGTTTTTTACAATATTTTGAGATAAATCCATCATTTCTATATTATTTTGTTCTTTTTCTTCAATTTCTAACGCCAATCGGCGTTTTGGTGAGGTCATCATTAACATATCTAAATATTTTAAATTAATTTAAAATATTTGGCTTAAATAGTTAGGAAATACGTTTGGTTTCAATATCGGCATTAATCAAATAAATAGAATTCTCCGTAATAATAATATAATCTTCAAGAGCCTTTCCATCAGCGTCTTCACCCTCTCCGACTTTATAAATCTTCGAAACAGGACTGGTGTATTCGTCTTCACTTTTTACTAATAATTTTTCACCTGACTCTCTAATACCGATTAGAACATCTTTATCACAAGAAGATGCCCAATAGTCCATCATAATTGGCTTGTCATCTACAATGGATAATTTTACTGCATGTTGTAATGTATTAGCACAAGGGACTCTGTATGATGCTGATTCTGTACTCATTATATTAATATCTTGTTTAAAACCTTTAAATACTTATTTAAAGTAAAATTATGTGTTTTAATGAATTATTAGGAGTGTTAATATTTTCTTCGTTTTTTTTTCTGTGTTTTTCTTCGTTTTTTTCTGCGCGTTTTTCTTCGTCTTTTTCTGCGCGTTTTTCTTCGTCTTTTTCTGCGCGTTTTTCTTCGTCTTTTTCTTCCTCCCAGATACCCCATCATTAGAGTCGATGTATCTTTTCCCATATTTTGTTTAAGAGTGTTATTTTTTTTTGATAATACATTCAAAACGGTTTGGTTTTTTACTCCTTCATTATAAAATAAATCACTATGTTCCGAAGGTTTTATAATTTTTTCCCAGTAAAAATTATTAACCATTCGATTTGTTTCATGTTTGCGTCCATATCTGTGTCTATATTGACGTCTAAATTTTATTGCTTCATTTAAATCCGCGTCAGAAATAGAGGAATTGGTTTTTATCAAGGTAGACATATTTGGTTCCCATTCATCATAACTATGACCTTTCCATCCTCGAAAAATACATTTAGCAATCATTGTCCAGCCTTTATGACTAGCTATTGTAGGATTTATTTCACCGTCATCGTTCTTTTCTTTGACGGTGTTTTTTTTCCATAAAACATAAGCTGTATCTGGTTCGGGTCCTCTACTAAACCCCACAGAACTAGTATGATTTTGGGGTATAGGCACTATGGAATATCCAACGCCAACGTGTTCGGGATTTTTCATGTAAAAAGTTAATTGATCCGCCATTATATAAATAACAAATATTAAATTATTTATTTAAAAAGGAAAAATAAGTATTTATGAAAAAAGTATATATATATATTTATTATATGGAAAATAAACATCTTAATATTTGCGATACTCAAAATTATAATGTAAATTTTGATATTACTGATACTGGTAATATCTCGTCTAGGATTAATTCTCTTTTAACAGATTTTACCAAATACATATCAATGCAAATTAAAAACGTTGAAAATAACACATACAATTTATTTATAATACAACGGGGTTTTGAAACAATTATACACTGTTTTAAACTTTTGTTGTTATATACAAAAAATGTGGAGCTAGCGCTTTATCATTCAAAAAAAGCATATATATATTATGTAGAATTTATAGGTCAAATAGGTTACAACAATCACAGCTTTTTGAAACTAAATTCTACAGACGCGACATTATTTGTTTATAAAAAAACCATTTTTGAAATTAATACAGATTATAAAAAAAATTATTTAGAATCTGAAAAGGAAAACAAATATTATTGTTATTTATCTGAAAATATAGATTTATATATGATATATTACAAAATTTTGATTCGAAAACTAAAGATTACATTGGATAATAGAAAGAAAAACATTGTATTAATAACTGATACATGTGATAAAAACATTTCGAACATTTATAATAATAAAATCTCAATTGATAGAAATTTATCTAACATGATCAATGTATCGTATTTCATCGAATTAATTGATAAATTATTTGAGTTTGAATTTGTATTTTATACAAATATTGTTAATTATTTTATAAAAAAAATTAAAAAGAAAAATATAACAAAAAAACAAATAAACGATAAATTAAATAGTGTGGAAATTAAATTATTTATTGATAATTTGAGCCATATTAAATTAGTCAACTTTGTTTTTAGCAACTAAAATTATTTTTTTTCTACGTTTTTTATTTTTTTTGTTTTTCTTAACAACAACACCTGGTATACAAATATCATTATATTCTTCTCGTAAAAGCTTGACTAAAAACCCATATATTATATGAATAACCTTTTCATCACAGTTGCCCACAACTAATATGCTACCCGTTCTAAATATCATAAAGGATATTTCACGACAGTCATTGATTTTTTTACCAGTTCCCTTTTTATTGCACCTATTTGGGCAATTACAAATGCCCATATTTTGAGGATTAATCTCATTATAGTAGAATTTACATTGTATACCAGGATAAGAACATGGGTCAAATGCTGTGTGGATTTTATACTTATATTTTAAAGTCTGTGAAAGCTTATCTCTGTTAATGTAGAAATTGGCTGAAAAGTTAGAATTAATTAATACACTATGTATGTTTTCTCTTTTATATTCCAAATGTGTTTCTATATGTGGTTGTAAAATTCGAACTAAATTATCCAAAGTAATCCACAGTAAATCGTCTGTTTGAATTCCAGGAATTTCCAACTTCCCAGTATTGAAAACTTTAATATGTATTTCCCGGAACACTTCTTTGAATTTTATACGCAAAACCAAGACAAAACAATTGTAAAACGCACCCTTTTTCTTTTTTCTTATACAGTTTATATCTTTTTTAGTCATTCCAATATTGATTTTTCGGACATCTTTAAAAGTAACCTTTCTTGCGGTTGGATTATCAATTTTCGATATAATATCAACCGACATGATATTACTCTTATTAATATCATTATTGTTTTTCTCTTCTGAAATATGTTTTTCTAACTCAACAACTTCTTTTTTTTCATTACAATTAACTTTCAATTGTTTTTTCAAAATACAATTGGATCTTGTTTGATATGGCGAAACATGTAATTTCCAAAAAACTTCTTGGAGTTTTATTGGTTGGTTTAAATACCCAATCATTGTTTTTGTAGAAATATAAATATCACTGGCGATTGGTGCTATTTTTTTATTTTCAAGAGGTTCGTCCTCCTCGCATTTATCTATTTTACTAAAATTATTGCTTACGAAATTCTCCCAAGCGTCAGCTGTACTTGTAATGCATTCCATATATTTGATGTAATTTGTTCTTTAAGCTATTCTATATCAATTTTTTTAAACCAAAAAGGGAAAAGAATTAATAAGTATTCAATAAAAATCTGTGTGTTTTAGGAATATTTATTTATTTATTTTCTTGCTTTAAATAAATGAGTTCAAATGGTAAAAAATGTTATTCCAATATTGTAAAGAAGAAAACGACAAATTCTAATATAGAAAATATTTTAGACGAGATTCAGGAAGAATATGGTCTAAAAAGAATACACTTCAATCCCAATGGTCCTTCGCCAAATATTTTTATGAAAAAATTGGACAGACGCATGAATGCTTATTATCATACATTATCTAATAATCGCATTTCATTGAAAAAATAATTAAGCAAATATTGTTCATTTGTATCAAGATTGTGAATAATATATTTAAATTTCATCAATTGAGTTGGCGTAGCCAGTTTATCATTAGTGTTTATTATATGTATCAACAGTTCCTTTATAAAACACTTGTTCCCCATATTATATTGTATAGCATATTGCTTTACTATATTATTAATTTTTTCTGTATTTTTGCTTTGTGATATTTGTGTTATTATGTTGTCCCATATTTCACCAGTAATGATATAATTAATGTTTTTTCCTGAAATAAGAGATTCATGGTTTGACTGTAAAAAATTTATCATGCTCCTAATATCGGATTTAAACAACAAAATAATTGATGATAAATGAGCTTTGGAAATATTTAATTTTTCTTTTTCTTGAATTGTGTCTAAGAATTTATATATTGAGGTCGATGGTAGTTGACAAAACCTTAATCTTACAAATTCATTTTGTAACGAATTATCAATTCTACTAATATAATTACAAATCAAACAAAATCTAATATTATCCGAATATTGTTGAATTAAATATCTCAATGCTTGTTGAGCGTTTTTAGTCATGTAATCAACTTCATCCAATATTACAAATTTCAGTCCACCGCTAAAAAATGTTTTCGTATTTACAAATTGATAAATTTGATTTCGTATAATATCAATACCTCGATCATCTGAAGCATTTAAATGAATCTTCAGTTCTTTTTTTTTTTGATGGTATTTTTCTTGGTATTTATTAATTAAATTTATAATAGTGGTGGTTTTTCCAGTGCCTGGTGGTCCATAGAATAGTAAATTGGGAAAATAATTATTTTCTATAATATTATTTAGTATTTTTTTATTTGTGCTATCTAAAACAACATTTGAGAGTTTAGTTGGTCTATATTTTTCTACCCATGGAGCGTGATTTTTCATTGTAATAGTTACTCTTGTATTTTTATATAAAAATAAATTGATTAAATATTACAAATGTTTTCAAATATTAAAATGGATTCCGCTGAATTGAAAATCGTTATAGGTCCAATGTTTTCAGGCAAAACAACCTCAATTATAAAACAGTGGAAGATAAATAAGTTAAAAAACATTAAAACGTTAGTGGTTAATTACTCAGAAGACAATCGTTATAGCCAAACAAATCTAAGCTCTCACGACAGAGTAGAAATTCCATGTATTAAATTATCAAAAATGCTAGAAGTTTATTCTCTTATTGACGAATCAAAAGAACGCATACAATGTATTTTAATTAACGAAGGACAATTTTTCCCAGATTTGCATGATGTCGTCCAGAATTTGTTAAAAGAAAAAAACATTTCTGTATTTGTTAGCGGATTGGACGGCGATTATAAAATGCAAAAATTCGGACAAATTCTCGATCTTATACCTCTCGCCAATAGCGTCGAAAAATTACATGCTGTGTGTTATAAATGTAGAGGACAGGCTGATTTTACGATGCGTAGCAGTGGTAGCAATGAGCAAAAAATTATCGGAACCGATGATATTTACAAAGCAACTTGCCGAAAGTGTCATAATTTAAGTTAAGCAATTGTGTATTTTATAAAATTTTTTATTGAATTTTATAAAAAAGATATTAATAAAAGTATTTAAATCAGAAACACAGTTATTAGGTTATAATGCCTAATAAAACCAAAGAAGTTGTTAAGAAAAAACGAGGAAGACCAAGTAAAAAAAATAAAAAAATCGCTCAAGCGGCCGCGTCAGACGAAGCAACCAATTGTATAGCAAAACCAAAAAAAAAACGAGGTAGAAAACCACGTGGTGGAAAAATAGTTGAATTAAAGAAAAAATCTGAAAAAACCAATGAAAAAATACAAGTAAATTGTATATTACACTTAAAATGTTCATCCAAAGAAATTAATAAAAATTTACAAAGCATTAAATTTAATGCTGATGCTGATGCCGTTGAACCATTTATTCTCTCTAGTAATAAAAACAAGACTATGCAATACAATGAAATAGACAATGGTTACAAAAAAAACAACAATATTGAATATCAACCAGATGATAGCGGTGGTAAAGATTTAAATTTAAAAGAAATATGGGGGAAATTACGAGAGTTGAAATATAAACTCCATAGTAATGATATTATGGATAAAAAATCAGATTGTTTTTGGTGTACGTGCGGATTTTCTAACCCACCTGTTTATATACCTAAAAAAGAACGAAATGGGATATTAGAAGTATATGGATGTTTTTGCAGTCCCGAGTGTGCCGTCTCTCATTTAAAAAACGAACCAATAGATACATCTACTCGATGGGAGAGATATTCGTTGCTAAATAACATATATTGTAAAATCTATAGTTATGAGAAAAATATAAAACCGGCACCCGACCCATATTATACATTGGATAAATATTATGGAAATCTTTCCATTCAGGAATATCGAAAATTACTTTTGAACGATAGATTGTTATTAGTGGTTGATAAACCATTAACTAAAATAATGCCTGAATTATACGAAGAAAGTCATGAAAATCCATTAATTTACAATGATATACTAAATAATAATACATCGACAAATAAAAAGAAAAAATACAGACTGCAAAGGAAAAATAAAAAAGTTAGTAAAAAAAACATTATGAGTGCGAATTTCAATATGACTTAGTAATATCAAATTTTCAAAAACTTGATATTATATTTTAAAATTATTTATTCATCATTTTTCGGAATAGGTGTAAAAAAATAATCACAAAATGTTTTGCCTGAAATGCCATTTTGGTCTGTGAAATCAAATTTCATCAACAATGGAACAACTTCTTTATCTACCCAACATGATGCTGGTGCGTCGTTCCATATTTTTTTTGCTTCTTCAATTCTAGAATTGATTCTATTATTAAAATAAGTAGCAAATTTTTGACGATTAACTTCTTCATCTGCCTTTTGTTTTTTTCTTTTCTCATACCCATCGTTTACATTATCCATAAATCCACGTATTTCTTTAAATACCAGTTGGTTAGTAGTATGTTTTTTTTCCACAACCTCGTTTTGAAAATCTGGATTCATGTATTCCTTTATGACATTTAAATAATTATTATTCCATTGTATCAATTTCTCTCTTGCTGTATCTTCGCTATAACCAGTTTGCCTACAGACCAATAACACAGTTTGGTGGATTTTGTTTTCTAGTAAACTTTCAGCTTTTGTATTTTTTAATTCTGACATATTGATATTAAATTATAAATTTCTAAACCATATTAAACGATTTTGTTAATTATATAATATTATGGAAAATACTGAAATTCAAACACAAGATATTGATAACATGGTTGACGAAGTTTCAAATGTTCTTAGAACACATTTGATAAATATAATCAAAAATATAAAGGACGATTCAGTAACATTAAAAATTTTAAGCCAATTACCAATCGTTAAAAATCTTCAATTAGAAAATATAATGCTAAGAAAAACAATCATCGAATATAAGAGCGAGATAGCTGTCTTAAAAAACGACCTTTCATCAAAAAACACCCATCAAATTCCACCACATTTATCATTAAATGTTTCCGAAATGAATGTTGAAGGGACAAATGATGTTAAACAAATTATTTTAAATGATAACCCATTTCTACTAGGGTGCGAAGATGAAGAGGAAGAAGAGTGTGTGAATAAGCAACATAATGTTATTGATGATATGAACAATGATCACGGTGGCGAGGAAGCCGAATCTGAAGCAGAGTCAGAATCAGAGGAAGAAGAGGAGGAAGCAGAGGAGCAAGCAGACGAAGTCGTCGAAGAAGCAGCGGAGGAAGCAGAGGAGGAAGCAGATGAAGTTGTCGAAGAAGCAGAGGAGGAAGCAGAGGAGGAAGCAGAGGAGGAAGCGGACGAAGTCGTCGAAGAAGCAGAGGAGGAAGCAGAGGAGGAAGCAGAGGAGGAAGCAGATGAAGTTGTCGAAGAAGCAGAGGAGGAAGCAGATGAAGCGGTCGAAGTTAATAGTGCTGAAAATGATAGAGATAAAGAAATCGAAACGGAAGAAGATCAAGTCGACGATGAAGAAGACGAGGAAGACGAGGAAGACGAGGAGGACGAGGAAGACGACCTAGAGGTAGAAGAGTGGGAACATAAAGGTATTGCATATTATATCACTGATAAAACGGATGGGCCTATTTTCGAGTGTTTAGAAGATGAAGAAATAGGAGAAGAGATTGGATATTTCAAAAAAGGCAAGGTCTTTTTTTCGTAATATAGTATAAGATGGTATTAAAAACAATATGTCCTCCAGCATTAATTTATTTGGTTTTTTCGATAACACAAGTTGCTATAGATACAATGAAAGGTATGTATAACCTTGCTTTTATTAAAATATGGGTATCTTTAGTATTCACAATATTGCTGAACTATCTATGTTTATCTGGTTTAGGAGTAGTTTCATGGTTAATAGTATTTATTCCATTTATTTTGATGACCATCATAGTTTCAATGTTGTTATTTATGTTTGGTTTAGACCCATCGACGGGGAAAATCCAATCTCACTCAAAGGGCAAGAAATTGGATGCGAGAGAACAAGTCTCGAAAAAAATGAAAGAACCGAAAAAAAACAAAAACCACCATCACCACGACCATCGTCATAAAAATAAAACCAAACAAGTGGATGCGAATGTTTACGGAAATGACGATAATTCACCTCCTTACACGAAAGATAATTACAGTTATATAATGATTGATTATGATGAATCTAAAACATCAAAGGACGAAAAACATGTATTAACGGATATGGTTCAAAAAAGGACTGATTTACAAACCGATCCTTTACAAAGAAATAAATAACCATTTAAAATAATAACATTTAATATAAATAAAATATGTTGATGGATTTTTGTTATTATTTTATATCATCTGGTTTATTGGCGTCAGCTCTTTTTAGTTCATATTGTTATTACGATAAAGAAAATGCGAAACAATTAATATTTAATGTATCTTGGCGAGGCACACATGCATATTTTGTAGTAAAATCATATATCGATGACCTTTTAAATAAAACAAATGAAGCAACGGATAGTGATTTTGAAACGGATTCGGACGATGAGGAAGATTCAGACGCAATGTCGCAACAATGTTATTTATTTTTTGATTCAAAAAATATGAATTGTTTGACGGGTGAAAATTATGCCGATTTGGAGAAAGATATCTCAAGTAATAATTTTAATCCTTCTGTTATCTTTTTACGAGATGAAACAGATAAGATTAAATTTAGGAGAATTGATGAACAAACAGATGAGAAAATAGAGTTTAAACCAGTCGATAAACAGTTTATTCAAGTAGAACTTGTTGTTGATGGAAAAGAAATTGATATTCATTGTAATTTGAAAGAACATTACTACGAGGGCAATAAAATTTTAGATAAAGATTTTATTATATGGTTTTTGAGTTATTATGGATATATTGATGTCGCTTTAGATAAAATTAGATCAGGTGATTATATTTTGAAAATAATCGATAAAAACGTGGAAATGTTTGATTTAGGAGCAAAGGAATATGTTATAATTAACGAATCTGGATATGAGCGAGTGTAGAATAGTATATATTAATAAATAGTTTAAAAAAAAATTGATTACATTATATATAATGAGCGAGTATCAAACAAGTTCAATGGACTCTTCGTCACAAAATGTTACACACCCTTTGTATGATAAATGGACTCTTTGGGCTCATTTACCACATGATACTGACTGGTCCCTTAAAAGTTACAAGCCAATTATGACGATGAAAACATTGGAAGATGCTCTAGCATTGAACCGTGCTCTACCCGAAAAACTAGTTAAAAATTGCATGCTTTTCCTGATGAGAAAAGGCATTTCTCCAACATGGGAAGACCCAAAAAACCGCCAAGGTGGGTGCTTCTCATTTAAAGTAAAAAATTCAGCGGTCCCTGTTATTTGGAAACGACTAAGTTACGCTTTGATGGGTGAAACGATTACCAATGATAATAAACTTTTATCAACTATTACGGGAATTACAATTTCTCCCAAGAAATCCTTTTGTATTATTAAAGTTTGGCTATCAAATTGTAATATGCAGAGTCCACATCTATTATCTGAAATACCCGGACTTACAGTGACTGGTTGTATTTTCAAGAAACACAAACCAGAATATTAATTTATTAACGATTTATAATTTAAATTGTAAATAATTAAGAATATATTTTTATTCATAATTATTTTTTAATTAGACGGTAAAGGAGCAAGACATAATTTAATCTCTCCCAAACTGGCTACAGAATATTTAACAATCAAGGGTAAGTCATTCTCCAGATACATTTCAATGGAACCACATAGATTAGTACATTTAATGAAATATCCCAAGTTTTTAAGAGAGAATTCACCTTGAATTATTTTAGAAGAACCCTCGTTTTTAACAAATTCCATAATACCATCGGATTCAGAACGTCTTACTTCACAACTGGCGAAGGGTCCTTGGCATTTAAATATAAGCTCATTGCCCACTGATTTAATTTCCAAACGCTCCGAAATATTTGAAAGATCGCGAATAATCTTTTGAAAATCGGTTGATGGTAAATTAATAATAGAAGAAAAGGGAACTTCTGGAACGTCTAGTTCTTCCTCATCTGGTTCAATAAGTTTTAACTTTTGATTTTTACACTGTTTAATCTCTCCGTTTTCAAATTTTAATCCAAGATAATCGACAATCCCATCGCTGTATTCCGATTCTTCAATGTAAATTGTAAGGGTATCATCATTATCAATCGAATTAATAAGTTTAAACAAATGGAACATGTTAACACCAATCACAATCTTTGGATATTTACAATAGTAGTGTTCGAATTTTTTAGCATCTAAAAACAAGTAGGCCAAGATAGTATGCGATTTATCCATATTCACAATTCGAATCCCATCGGGTTGAAAAGTAATATTGGTTTCTAATAATATATCTTTTAATGCTGTCATTAATGTTCTGAAGGGGGCAATTTGCACTGTTTTGATTTCAAGTACATTTGAATTACTCATATAAGTAAATTCGTTTAATAATCTTTAAATACTTATTGGATAAAGGAACATAAAAAATATATAACAAATATTACCAATCAGATGAAAAAAATTCGAATAGTAAAAGATTCCGGATTGTTTATTAGACTCAACGAGGAAAAATATTTTGGATGGCCCCAAGATGTGTTTTTAAAAACTTTTTTCCCCCAGGATTGTTCTTATAATATTGTTGATGAAAATGAAAAAGCAGATATTGCATGTTATGGTATTGGATTAAAAGATGATAGTGTACTAAGAGATGATGAACTAAACGTATATATTGGAATAGAAAACGCTAAATTTTGGGGACCTGGTGGAGGAGGTACTTTTACAAATCATTGTTATTATTTTTTTATTCGGTATAATTATTTTAATTCTAAAAAAACCAACGTTTTTATACACAATGATAAAAATATCGAAACGTTTTCTCCTCATAGATGTATCCCGACAGTTCATTGTCGGATACAATATTATAATAATATGAGGGAATACTATAAAAAATCTATTCCAGAAGTCCCGTTTGAAAAAAAGAAATTAATACTTTTTATTAGTCGAAATGGTTTGAATCATAATAAATTAAAACTAGCAAATTTTTTAAACAAATATAAACGAAAAGTCGAACATATTTCACAATACTCAAATTTTTTAAAAAATTCTTCTTGTTATCATTCACAAGAATTATTAACACTTTTCAGCAATTATAAATTTATAGCTTGTTTTGAAAATTCATCTACCCCAGGATACATAACAGAGAAAATTTTCAATGTATTTTTTTCAAAATCGATACCAATATACGACGGAGCGCCTGATTTGCAAAACTTCATTAGTCCAAAATCATATATTCGTCTAGACAATGATATACTCCGAAATATTGAAATTATTGGAAATAATAAAGAATTATACAATGAAATGTTGAATAGTAAAAAAATACAACCAAAATATGAAAACATTAAGATTGAATTTTAAATTATAATTTATATAGCATTTAAGAATTAATTATAATTTATATTTAATGATAACATTTAAAACAAAGTATAATAAAAAAATAGAAAAAAATGGAATAAAAATAATATGTAAAAAAGAAATAGCCAATTACGATTATAAAATAGAAGGAGAATATAATGAAAATATGTTAGAAATACATTGTTTAAAATGTATATTTATAAATCCTGATAAAAGATATAAAATAAAATTTAAAAATTTTGAAATAATCCCCAATAATTATGATGAAAATGGAGGTATATTAAATATGGAAAATAATAAAATAGAAAAATATTGCGATTATGATAAAAATATAGTATCTTTTTGTTTGTATGGCAAAGATAAAATGTATTTAAGAGGAGCAATAAGAAATTTGGAACAATATACAGAAAAATATCCAAAAGCGAAATGTTATTTTTATATAAGAGAAGATGTTCCAATAGAAATAATAAAAGAAATAAAAAAAAAGGGCGGTGTAATAATAAATTGTGTAAATATGATAAATTGGTATATGATGTTTTGTAGATTTTTACCTTTTGAAAACCCAGAAAATAAATTTTATTTGTCAAGAGATTGCGATTGTAGATTAATAAATAGGGAAATAAAAGCAATGTCTCAATGGATATTGAGTAAAAAAAGATTTCATATTATGAGGGACCATCCTTGGCATGGTACGTTAATATTAGGCGGTATGTGGGGTGCAAGAAATTGTAGTTACCCAAATTTAAGATTTCATATAATGAACTGGTGTTTAAATTATATAAATTTAAATGAGAGACCAGACAGAGGACCCGATCAATATTTTTTAAGTCAACTATATCATCATATTAAAAGTGAAATATATGTAAATGATGAATTTTTTAATTTTGAAAAAGTTAAATTTAAAATAAATTGTGAAAGAAAAGACAAAATATATATAGGGGAGGCGTATGATGAAAATGAAAAATACGATCAAAAATTAAGAGATCTAATAAAAAGCTAAATTTTAATATAAAAATAATTATATAATTATATTAAATGAAAAAGAAAAATATGATACTTCCAAATGTTATATGAAATTTTGGGAAGAAAACATTAATTAAAGTAGAAGGAACTCCTACAACAGGTTCTTATATAATAACAAAAAAGCAATGGAATATTTTTTGGCTTTTTGGATAATTTTTATATAAAAATAATATCAATATAATAAATATAAATGTCGCATATTTTGGAAAACTTGTTATCTTTTATAAAAAACTACAAATTTGTTATCATACTTGTAGTAGTGTTTTTTATTGTATACATATACAGAAAAAAACTAGAACCAATGTCTACAAATAAAACAGTAACAAATCAAAATATTGATTTTATACAAAGTAATACATTTGTAGGTGGTAAAAGTGGGTATATTTTTAAAAAAGATGAAAAGGGTTTGGGTTATTATTTGGATAATTAAAACCTATTTAACCGTAGAAGCGACCCAACTTGTTGCGACGTCTCGTTTTCTTTCCCTTTCTCTTTTTGCGTTTGACCGTGCGTCGTTTTTTCTTGGATTTTCCTTTGGAACCATCTTTTCTGAAAACACCAAAGTGTCCTTTACGAGTAAAGTAACCTTTGCTAGTTAAACGCTTGAGGATCGATGGACCCTTGGCGCTCTTAGCTCTGGAAACGATTTTACCATGTTTGTTGTATTTCAAGTCTTTCTTTTTAAGACCTCCAGCCGTTTTGTAAACAGTGCCGTGCATGACCTCTGCGCGCGAGCCAATAAGTCTGTCGAAAGAATGTCCGTTGATGTGGTAGTGTCCGTCAGCTGCTTTGTGATGTCTCTTAACCATTATGTATGTTAGAGAGAAAAAAACAAATTTTAAATCAATTATCCTAAATATAAGCTTTTTAAAAAAGCTTAGCAAAAACTCGAAGTTTATTTTTGGAAAAGCTTTTTAAAAAGCTTAGCAAAAACTCAAAGTTTATTTTTGGAAAAAGCTTTCATTTTTAACGCTTTTTCAAACCAACGAACTGGAAAATATAATTTGTGCTGGGAACCCCATTTGGTAAAATTTCGTTTAATAATATCCATGTCGGTTCTAAACCGACATCTAATTAAATAACTATTGGACAAAATATAAAAAAATTGAAAAACGATATAAGAAGAATTATACAAACAATAGAATATACCATGCCCTCTAAATCTACAAAACAAGAATTGTCTAAACAATATCAAAAAAAAACCCAAATCGAACACATCAAAGATGCTCCCGATACATATATCGGATCTGTTGAGAAAGACGAAGTGAAAAATTGGACTCTTCAAGATGATGAAATGAAATACAAGACATTTGAGTGGATTCCTGGATTTTATAAGTGTTTTGATGAGGCAATTGTTAATTGTCGCGACCACTACATCAGACTCGAGGGGAAAAAGAAAGAAAAGAATATCATCCCAGTGACTTCCATTGACGTTGATGTTGATGTTGAAACTGGTATTATTTCACTTACAAATGATGGGAATGGGATTGATGTAGTAAAACATCCCGAACACAATCTTTGGATTCCTGAAATGATTTTTGGACATTTGATGACTTCTACAAATTATGATAAAAACGAGAAGAAGATTGTGGGAGGAAAAAATGGTTTTGGGTTCAAACTTGTGTTGATTTATTCAACATGGGGAAGTGTTGAAACGGTTGATCACGTGCGAGGGCTTAAATACACACAAGAATTCAAAAACAATCTTTCTGAAATTTGCAAACCAGTGACGCGGAAAAGCAAATCGAAACCTTATACAAAGGTTTCGTTCAAACTTGATTTTGAGCGTTTTGGAGTTGATAAAATCACACCTGATTTGTTCAATATTCTGAAAAAACGCACATATGATATTGGCGCAGTAACCAATAAAAATGTTAAGGTTAGATTCAATAAAACACCCGTTCCGTGTAGAACATTTGAACAATATATCAATTTATATATCGGTAATAAAACAGAGACCAAAAGAGTATTTCATAAAATGAACGACCGTTGGGAATTTGCCACTTGTTTAACCCCGCATGGTGAATTCACACAAGTATCATTTGTGAACGGTATTAACACAATGAAAGGGGGCAAGCATGTTGACTATATTTTAAATCAAATTATCAAGAAAACGATTGCTTTTATCGAGAAAAAAAAGAAGATCAAGGTAAAAGCCAGTACAATCAAAGAACAACTCATGTTGTTTGTTAATTGTGTTGTGGAAAACCCGGCTTTCGATTCACAAACAAAGGAAACACTTAATACACCAGTTGCTAAATTCGGGTCAAGATGCGAAGTTCCAGATGATTTCATCAAATCTCTTATTAAACTTGGTGTAATGGACGCTGCTATTAGTCTTACAGAGTTAAAAGAAAATAAGGCAGCAAAGAAAACCGATGGTAGAAAAACCAAGAGTATTCGTGGTATTCCAAAATTGATGGACGCAAACTGGGCAGGAACAACTCGTTCCAAAGACTGTGTGTTAATTTTGTGCGAGGGGGATTCAGCCAAGGCTGGGATTGTCTCTGGGTTATCAAAAGATGACCGAAATAAATATGGTGTATTTCCACTGAAGGGTAAGTTGATGAATGTGTTAGACATCAATCAATCGAAGCTAAATTCTAACGCCGAAATCGCAAATATTAAAAAAATCATGGGGTTGGAAACAAACCAAACATATAAAGATATTGATGAAGTCCACAAGCGTTTGCGATATGGAAAAGTTTTATTCATGACTGATCAGGATTTAGATGGTGCTCACATTAAAGGTCTTTGTTTGAATCTATTTCATTCTCAATGGCATGATTTAATCAAAATGAAATCGTTTCTGGGATTTATGAATACGCCAATTATTAAAGCTACAAAAGGTTCGCGTGTAAAAAGCTTTTATTATGAGAAAGAGTATGAGGATTGGAAAAAAAAGAACAATGATGGAAAAGGTTGGAAAATTAAATATTACAAGGGTCTTGGCACGAGTTGTGCTAAGGAATTCAAAGAATATTTTAAAAATAAAAAGGAAGTTTGTTTTAAATGGAGTGGCGAAGAGTGTGATAATTCGATGGATAAAGTATTCAATAAAAAACGAGCGAATGATAGAAAAGAATGGTTGGGTAATTATGATAAGGAATCGGTATTAAATCCAGATACAGGTGAAATTTCATATACCGATTTCGTAGACCGAGAGATGATTCATTTTTCGAAATACGATTGTGAAAGGTCTATTCCCAATTTGATGGACGGGTTAAAAATCAGCACGCGAAAAATCATGTTTGCTGCATTTAAAAGAAACCTAATCAAAGAAATTAAAGTCGCTCAGTTTGCAGGTTATGTTTCAGAACATTCTTGTTATCATCACGGTGAGAAATCGTTAACAGAAGCGATTGTAGGACAAGCACAAGAATACGTTGGTTCAAACAACATCTCGCTTTTGCTTCCCAACGGTCAGTTTGGGACTAGATTGAAGGGTGGAAAGGACCATGCTAGTGAAAGATATATTTTCACAATGTTAAATACAACACTTACTAAAAACTTGTTTATTGATACTGATAGAAATGTATTAAATCGCCTGGATGACGATGGAACACTTGTTGAACCAGAGTATTACGCCCCAATTATCCCAATGATTCTTGTTAATGGAACAAAAGGGATCGGAACTGGGTTTTCTACAGATGTAATGTGTTATAACGTTGATGAGATTATTCATTACATTAAATGTAAGCTACAAAACAAATCTGTTCCCAAAGAATTGAATCCATATTATGAAGGGTTTAATGGAACCATTACCAAGATAGAGGTCGATAAATATTTAATTAAAGGCAAGTATAAAATTATTGGAACAGATAAAATAGAAATCACAGAACTTCCCATTGGAACATGGACAGAGGACTATAAAATCTTTTTGGAAACACTTATTGCTGATAGTAAATCCGCAAAGAAACAAATCATTAAATCATATGTGGATATGTGTACTGATGCGACAGTTCAATTTACAATTAATTTAGTTAGTGGAACAACAAACAAGCTTCTCCCCAAAAAAGCGGATTATGGATGCAATGGTTTAGAAAAAGCTCTTAGGTTATATACAACCAAAAAAACCAGTAACTTGCATTTATTTGACGAGAACCAACGATTAAAAAAATATCAAAATGTTGAAAATATTATCGAAGCATATTATCCAGTTAGACTGAATCTTTACCATAAAAGAAAAGCTTACCTTATTAAAGAATTACAGAGGATTGTAATGGTTTTAAGCAATAAAGCACGCTTTATTAAGGAACAATGTGACGATAATTTAGATTTGAGAAAGAAAAAGAAAGCTGTTGTTATTGAATTATTAAAAAGTATGAATTTTGATATTATTGATGGAGACAATGGTTTTAAATACCTGCGTTCAATGACTATTGATAGCGTAGAAGAAGAAAATTACGAAAAAATCATGAATGAATGTGAAGAAAAAATGAAACAATTGGACGACTTGAAAAAGAAAACCATTGAAAGCATGTGGCTTGAAGAACTCTCAGTTCTTCAAACACAGTATAAAAAATATAAAAAAGAACGCACGGATAGATTGACTGGTGGTGGATCTAAGAAACTTAAAATTAAGAAAAAGAAGCTCAAAGCAAAATAAATAATTTACAACAACTTATATAATTTATAAAAAATTTTTTTTTTATAATTTTCTTAATATATTATATAATGGAATCAAAAGAATTAGGATCAACCCCTGGTGCGAATGATGGAAATTTTCCACACAGCAAACAACCTCAAGGTAGTCACTTGTGTTATGCTGCGTGTATTGAAATGTTAACAAACTATTATCATCCTACATACATGGAAGATCACGAGGAAGGAATGTCTAATATAGCTCAATGGTATTGTGTCAGAGAGGATAGCAAAGAGGATAGCAAAGGCGAATCAAAAGATGATTCAAAAAAAAAGATGTGTATGAAACGCCCACAAGACTTGGCCGACCCCAATTGGTTAGAAGAACATAATATTGCGACCCTTGGACCAATTGGTCGAGGTAGTATAGGTAAAAAAAACAATAATTCTTTTGGCGCTCAACAAACGCTTTTATCAATGATAAAAGCAGAAATTGATGTTGACCGTCCCGTTATACTTAGATTAGCCCCTAATAACGATGCGCATTTTGTTTGTGTATATGGATACGAAAAAGAAGATGATAATTGGAGATTAATGGTAAGCGATCCTGTAAAACAAGGTATAACTCTTACAATACCATATAAATGCAATAAATCTACTCAAAAATTACAAAGTCAACTCAGAGTAACGGTAACGTCCCCCGGCAATGGTGATACAGAAGAGGAAAGGGCTATTATAGGATTTTATACAACCTCAAAGATGAAAAAAGGAGGAAGAAGAAAATCTCGCAAAAAGAGAAAAACCAGAAAACGCAAAAAAAGAAAATCTCGCAGAAAGAGAAAATCTCGCAGAAAGAGAAAAACTCGCAGAAAGAGAAAATAAACAGCATCCAAAATTTCTTAATTAAGTAATTAATTATATATTTAAAAAAATTGATTTAATAATAACATTGCTAATTATACCATAAACAATCATGTCCAGTATCTTATTCCATAATGACACCAGCACTCTCAATCATATTTGGTTTGAGTCTCACAAGAGGCTTTTGACCAGCGTTTGTATTAAGCTTGATAAAGTAGACCAAATCGAGCCTCTTCTTAATGAATTTCTAGGCGTTCAAATGAAAATGCCTAAGTTAAAGGATCCCAATAAGCCTAAAAGGGCAGGAACAGCTTATCTGTTTTACTGCAACGATAAGCGTCCAGCTCTTATGGCGGATTTGAAGAAAAAGGGTAAAAAAATTAACGTGGGGAAGCTTCAGCAACAGCTTGGTAAGTCTTGGAAGACACTTACTGAAAAAACAAAGAAAAAGTATACCGAACTGGCCGCTAAGGATTCAATTCGATACAAGCAAGAGATGGAGGATTATACTTCTAAAAATTAAATAGTAATTTGTTTCAAAAGTTTATTAACAATAACTTGTCCTAATATATTAGTTTTTTCAATATATTTGATTTGAGTAATATCAAATTTTAATTTTTTTATTGAACTGCATTTAGAGTGTTGTTTTACCAAACAACATGCTCTTTTTAAAATTTTTCTGTTTAATTTAGTATTTTCTGGATTTGATACAATGCAATGCCCGCTTGGATGTCCTGAAATATGCACCCAATAATCGTTTTCAGAAGCATCTGTTATTAATTGGTCATTTTCGGTCTTATTTTTTCCTAATCGCAGCACGGTATTTTGAAATTCTTCAACAATCATGATAATTATTTGTATAAAATACATATAAATAATTTTTTTCTTCAATTTATTTAAACTATATTTTCTATTTTATTTTTCTATTTATATTATAATGAGAAAGGGTCCTGAAGAATCTGCAACCAAGTTTTCTGTAGGAATTAAAAAAAAAGGAAATGATGGAAATGTTTGGAGTATTGTAAAAAATAAAAATGGTGTAAAACGTTGGAAAAAAACACAAAAAAAAAGAAAAAGGAAAAGAAAAAACAAAACGAGAAAAATATTTAAAAGTAAACTTAAAAAGGTTGGTCAGGAAAAAAAAATCACTGTTAAGATATTAAAATTATTTAAAAAAAAATATGGCGTAACAACTACTGGTAATAAAAAAGAGATGGCAGAAGGTTTATGGACGGTGCACGGAGGTTCGATGAGTAATGATGATTTAGCATTAATTATTCCTTTGCTTTCAAAATGGGATAAAAAAGAAGCTGAAAAACTTTTATCAGATCGTAATGAAAAACATATAATTGATTATAAAGGTATGTGGATATCTCAACCCAAACAATTGAATAAAATGTCGCGCAAAGAGTTAATAAAATATTTACGCCGTTTTAGAAATGCATGGGAGAGAGAAACAACCAGAAATCAAGATTTACATGATATACGATTAAAAGAAGAATCAGATAAAGATTTACGTGAATTATTAAAATTTTATTTTAGTGACGAAGCAAAACAAATAGCTGGTGATTGGTTAAGAGAAAATTATTAGTTAATAAAATAATTAAATATAGTTATTATAATGGCGGAGAGAAATATAATTGTTTCGTGTCCTCATTGTGATCTACTAATACAAATTTATATCAAAGATTTTAATTGTAAAATTTTTAGACATGGTATATTTAAACATAATTATAAACAAATAGACCCGCATGCTCCCAAGTTGTTATGCGATGAATACAAGGCAAAAAATCTTATTTATGGGTGCGGTAAACCATACGAATTGATACAAATTGATGATAAATGGACTGCTATCAAATGCGAATATAAATAATAGTAGTTTTAACTAATTGAAAACTTATTTAAGAATTTTCAATTAGTTAAATATAAATGGCTTTATTAGCACTCAATATTTTATACCCTTATCAAGTGACCGGTCAAATAATTATTAATTCATATTTAACAATGGGACTTAGTAAAAAAATGCCTATGGGTGTTTCTCGTAATTTTGTTTCGGCTCTACATGCTTCTGGAGCAGTCGCGCTTGCAGGGATTTCATTATATACAGGATATGATACAAATGCTGTAAATGTAGCTAGAATTTGGTCTTCTGGGTATTTTTTGTATGATATTATTTTTATGCTGAAATACGACAAACA